ACAAAAATTTGAAGTCACTAATGAAGACCGCCGCATTATTTCTGGGGCTATTATGTTGGCTGATACGCCTATTTTTAGATCTGATAATACTTATGGTGATTATTACGTGGCTTTTAGTGCGAGCACTATTATCAAGATTGTGCAGAAATTTTTCAAAAAGGGATTCCAAAGCAACGTGAATCTAATGCACAATTCCAATCAACAATTTGAGGGCGTTACTTTATTTGAAAGTTTTATATCAGATTCTTCCAGAGGTATTATGCCGATGAAAGGATTTGAGGATGCGCCAGAGGGTAGCTGGTTCGGTTCGATGATTGTGGAAAATGACGAAGCATGGGCAAAAGTAAAAAGCGGAGAGATAATGGGTTTCAGCGTTGAAGGGTTATTCAGTTATAAACCAAAGGAGGTAAATCAAGCCGCATCATTAATGGATGCAATTAAGAAAATATTATCACAAGTTAAGTGATAAAGAATCAATTTTTAACTATTTAAATAAAAAGTATGAACGCACAAGAAGCAATTTTAAAAATAAAGGCGTTGTTTGATGACAACATTTTGCCAGTTGAAGCCGAAGATACTAAGGTTGAAGAAACTAAGGTTGAAATGGCAGAGTATTCTTTGATGGATGGCACTAAGGTTGAGATTTCAGCTTTAGAGATTGGCGGATTGGTTACGCTTGAAGGCAACCCGGCACCAGTTGGAGATCATGAATTAATGGATGGAACGGAAATTACCTTAGATGAAAATGGTATGATTACCGCAATCGAAACTAAAGTTGTTGAAGCAAGTCCAGAGGTTGATGTTGAGGCTGGTTATGATAAGAAGAAGGTTGAAGAAATGGCTGAAGCATTTGAAGCAAAGATTGCTGAATTAATTGAGGCTAATAATGCAAAGATTGCTGAACTTGAAAACAAGGTAAAGCAGGGATTTGCTCAGGTAGCTGATTTGATTGAATCAATTTCAAAAACTCCGACAGAAGATCCGATTAAAAAACCAAATAGTTTTACTGAATTTGTAAAAACAAACAGTATAAAAGAAGAAAGAATTAACAAGTATAGACAAGCAATTTTAAACAATAAAAATTAAAAACGATGGCATTTGACGTATCAACTTTAGCCGCTTATACCGAGCAAAACGAAGCCTTACTGGTAACGGATTCAGTTTTAGGCGCAAAAACTGCCGCTTTAATTAAGAGCGCAGGAAACGTAATGATTGGCGTGAAAAGCGCGGAAACAATCAATATAATGGACACAGACGCAATATTCCAAGCTGGTGGTAGCTGCGGATTTACTGCTTCTGGTTCAACAACTTTCACTCAGAGAACTGTTACAGTTGGTAAGATAAAAGTAAATGAGGCACTTTGTCCAAAAGACTTAGAATCTAAATACTTGCAGAAGGCATTGCCTACTGGTTCAATGTATGATTCTATTCCATTTGAGCAAGAATTTGCCGATAAGAAGGCAAAGACAATCGCTGCTCAGTTGGAAACTGCATTATGGCAGGGAGATACTGATTCAGTTAACGTAAACCTTAACAAGTTTGATGGGTTAGTTAAGTTGATCGGTGCAGCAACTGGACCAGTAGCTGCAAACTCTGCAACTTTTATAGCAACCGCGCCTGTTAGTGCTGCAACTGGAATCATAGCAACCAACGTAGTAAGTATCTTTGATGGTGTTTACAAGGCAATTCCTGCTCAGGTAGTCGCTGCCGATGACATGACAATATTCTGCGGTCAAGATGTTTTCAGAACGTACACAATAGCGTTGAAGAATGCTAACATGTTTAACTACTCTTTTGACGGAAAGGCTGATTCTGAATTTGTATTGCCGGGAACTCCAATCAAAGTTATCGCTTTGGCAGGATTGAATAGCACAAACAAGATTTATGCTTTGAGACTTAGCAATCTATTCTTAGGAACTGACCTTTTGAACGAAGAAGATAAGTTTGAAATTTTCTACGCAAAAGAAGCAGATCAGGTTCGCTTTGTATCTGAGTTCAAAATGGGTGTCAACGTTGCATTCCCTGACGAAATCGTTAAATTCATTTTATCATAATTAAATAAGAAAGATATGGCATGTGCATTAACACAAGGGTATAGCTTAGATTGCAGAGATAGTCTTGGAGGCATTGTCGAAGTATATTTCACAGAAGCAGCAAACGTAACAACAACAACCGAAGCGAGTGGTGTAATAACTGCTTTGACTAAGGCTGCTGGAAAACGTTTTTGGAAGTATGCTTTAGTGAAAGACACTTCAATGTTTAACCAGACGATGACTGCTTCTGTTGCAAACGGAACTGTTTTCTATGGTCAAGAATTGCAGATAATTTTAAACAAGCTACAAACCAATACAAGAAACGAGTTGCTTTTATTAGCGCAGAATTCTTTGGTCGCGGTTGCAAAAGATAGCAACGGAACATATTGGTACTTAGGTAAAACCAGAGGTATTGACATGACTGCAAACGCAGCTTCAACCGGAACTGCACAAGGCGATAGAAGTGGATTTACATTGACTTTTACTGGTTCTGAACCAGCATTAGCACCAAGCGTGACTTCAACTGTTTACAACGCATTAGAAACTCCGGGAGTATAATTTTTCATAGTAGTGTTTAGGTGAGCCGCTGATCGTTTGGTCAGCGGTTTTTTATTTTGTAAAATTTACATGACTTTGCTATTTATCAATATATGATCAGGTTAACGAAAGGACAAACACATTTAGTCATACTGACATTGACTGAAAAACAGTTATTGACTTCACCTAATTATTTATTTGTATTCACTAATCGAAGCGCAAATACAGAGATAAAATTTGTGAGGTTAAACAATACCGATTTAAGCGTTTACAAGGATCGGTATAACGAGTTTAGCTTTGTTACAAATACTAATTTTGCGACTGCTTTAAATGGTCAATATGATTATCAAATTTATGAGCAAGCAAGCACAAGCAACCTAAACCCTGCAGGATTAAATATGCTTGAATCAGGCATTATGGAATTAGTCGGAACTGCTTTTGAGTTCACAGAATATACAACAACAGATACTTACAAAATCAGACAATAAATGGATCTAAGAGTAGTCACATTTGCTGAAGCAAGGCAACCAGAATTTAAAGAAAAGAAAGGCGAGGGTTATATTCAATATGGAGATCGTAACGATTACCCAAATTATTTAGTTGATCTATTCAATAAGTCTGCCAAGCATAATGCAATCATAAAAAGTAAGGTTCATTATATTTCGGCAAATGGATGGAAAGGTAGCGAGGCAGCAGAGCCATTTATTGAGAAAGTCAATAGGATGGAGAGCCTTAACGATTTAACCCGGAAGGTTTCTTTGGATGCGGAATTATTCGGAGGTTATTATTTAGAGATTATCTTTTCAGCTACCGGGCAGTTATCAGAAATTTGGCATTGCGATTATACCAAAATCAGAACAAACAAGGATAATACACAATTCTGGTATAAAGAGGAGTGGACTGATCGTCTGGAAAAGCCGCAAGTTTATCCAGCATTTAATCCTGCTATTCCAAAAGGAAAACAAATCCTTTATGTCAAGGAATATCGCCCGAATATGGGTTTTTATTCATTGCCGGGTTACTTCGGTGCGCTTAACTATATTGAATCAGATATTGAAATATCTAAGCATGTTCTTGGCAATGCTCAGACTGGATTTTCTGCAAGTAAACTAATTACTTTACCAAACGGAGAGCCTTCTGATGAGGAAAAGCGTAATATTGAAAAAAGGTTTACAAACAGATTCTCAGGATCGGATGGCAAGAAATTCATCTTAGCTTTCGTAAACGATAGTGCGAGAAAGCCGATAGTTGATGATCTTGGAACTTCGGATATTACCAAAGAGGATTTTGGCCGGGTAGATTCATTGATTCAAACTAATATTTTCAGCGGTCATCAGATCACAACTCCTTCTATTTTTGGTATTGCCGAGGCTGGTAAATTGGGTTCACGTTCAGAGATGCGTGATGGCTACGAGATTTTCAAAAATACGTATGTAAATAGTAAGCAGATGCATTTGGAAAGTGTTTTTAATATGCTTTTTAAATATCGTGGCATTGAAGAACCTGAATTAAGCATCATCCCGACTGAGCCTATTGGTTTTGACTTCAGCGAAAACTTACTGAAAGAAATAGCACCTAAAGAGTGGTTATTGGAGAAGGCTGGAATTGATATTTCAAAGTATGAGCCAGTAGTCCAACAAGCGCAATTTGCAGACGATTTCAGCGCATTTTTTGAATTTGGCGAAGCAAAGGAAGGTTTCAATATTTGGAAGCAAAAGGAAAGGTTTGACGATGATTCAGAGCATCAAATGTTTGCAGAAGTAAATCAGTTACAAGCGAATGTTTTGGACTTGATGTCAAAGGATAAGCGCATTACTCCCGAAGTATTAGCAACAACCTTAGATCAGAGTGTTGATACGATTAATTTGGTGATCAAATCGCTTGTTGATAGTGGATACGTGCAAGTTAATGAGTATGTTATCGGAGAGGGCATTGATGAAAACACAATAACAGAGCATATATTAACCGAGCCGCTTGCAGATATTTTGATGAAGGTCAAGCCGCAAACAAAAGAGATTTTAATTAGATATTCATACGAATGGAAAAAAGGATTCAATAACCGGGATAAGAAAACAAGCAGGCCGTTTTGTGTGGCTTTGTTGGAAGCTGATAAGATGTATTCACGTTCAGAGATTGAAAGCCTAAGCGCAAGGTTAGGATATTCAGTCTGGGATCGTCGGGGCGGATGGTATACAGAACCAGGAACCGAGAAGCACAGTCCAAGCTGCAGACATCAATGGGTATCTAATATAGTAACAAGAAGATGAGCAAGAATACATTATTTATTTCCGTTCAATCAATTAAAGATAGAACCGGGTTACATGCAAACGTTGATGAGAAATTGGTACTTCCTGAAATCAAGACTGCGCAAGACATGTATATTCTCCCGGCGTTGGGTTCGGCTTTATACAACGAGTTGCAGACTGCGGTTGAGGCGGCCACATATACCCAGTTGCAGACAACTTTATTGGATGACTACATTGTTGATTGCCTGATTTATTTTGTGATGTCGGAATTGCCGCAAGGTTTATCGTTTCAATTTTACAATAAAGGACTTTTAAGAAAGACTGGCGAAAATCAGGAATCGCCTTCAATGCAGGACATGATTGATGTTGCAAATAGATACAAGGCGAGGGCGGAGTTCTATAAGCAGCGATTGATTAAATACTTGAAACAGAACAATGCTTTATATCCTAATTATCTAAATTTTGGTTCTGGCATTGATTCGATTAAACCTGATAATGAAGGTTACACAGTCAGCATGTATCTGGGAGATGCTTGCTGCAATGATGACTATACGGATGATCATAAAAGGCGCAAAACTTTTGAAGAACGTTATCAGGGAAATATAGGATGTTGTTAAATGAGCAAGGAAGTTAATTTCAAAAATCAAAATAAGCTAAAAGTTTATTTAGAAAAATCAAAGAAAAATGACACTAAATCAAATAGTAAAAGAGTTAACCAAACTGGGAAACGATCACGAGCAAATTAATTTCGTGTATTTCGGTGATGTATGGGAGAGGTTGAGCAATGGTGAGGTCACTTACCCGGCTATGTTTTTTACTTTGACTGGTGCAACAGTAGGGCCTAAAGAAATAGCATATTCATTTAGTCTTTACTTTATGGATCGGATGCTGATGGAAGAAACAAACGAAACGGAAGTTTTATCCGATATGACACAAGTTGCTGGAGATATAGTTGCTCAGTTGAGATACCCAGAGGATTATTCAATAGTAACCTGGACGCCTTCAACAAATATGCCTTTAAGTTTTTTTACTGAAAGTGATCCAGATTTATTAGCCGGTGTAAAGTTAGATACAACATTAACTGTGCCGTTCTTAAATGATAGATGTCAAGTACCTTCAAATTATACTTTTTAAATGGAATCGAAAAAAATAAACCAGTTAGCTACTGAATTATCTCCAGCCTTAGATGACTTGACAATAATCGGAGATCCGACAACCGGTATAAGTAAAAAGATTACGCTATCACAGATGGCTTCTTTATTTACCGGAACTGTGGAGGAATACGCAAATCTTGCGGCTTTTCCTTTGGTTGGTGTTGCTGATACGATTTACATCGCCTTAGATACCAATGTATTATATCGTTGGAATGGTAGTGCTTATGTTGAATTATCGCCAAATATTATAAACTCCTTAGTATTTAGTGATGCAAACGGATTTGATGGTACAATTAATTTAGTTGGCTCGGTTGCAACTTTGACAATCACAACTGCATTGACTTTGGGATCGCTGCCATTTATCGGTTCTTCGGGTGCTTTAATTCAGGACAATGCTAATCTTTTTTATGATGATACTAACAATAGGTTAGGAATTGCGACTAATGCGCCAACTACGCCGCTTGATGTTTTCGGATCTGGGATTATTGCAAGGATAAACGGAACATCAACAAATAACGGATTTTTAGGTTTTGCAAGTGCAGGTACAAATAAATGGTCGGTTGGAAATGTTCAGTCTGATCATAGATTTAGAATTTTCAGCGAGGCAAATTCTGCAGAATTAATTTCTCTATTGCAAACTGGGGAGTTTGGAATCGGCATTGCAAATCCAACTACAAAGCTACACATTGATGGAGGTGCAACTGCGCTAATTGCCAACTTAGACGCTAACGTTTCTGTTGCAAAAAGTCTTAGTTTTCGTTCAGATAATTCAAACCGAATCAACTTAGAGGTTTCAGGAACGGAATCAGGATCTAACGTTGGTGCTAATTTCTTTATTCGTAGGTATTCGGATGCAGGGGCATTGATTGATACGCCTTTCACAATCACGAGATCAACCGGATTAATAACTTTAGCAACTGCTTTATCTGGTACAACTGCCGTTTTTAGCGGAGCAGTTGGGATTGGAATATCAACACCCTTTACCTTGACTAATTACAACTTTGTAAATACAGACGGAGTTTCAGGTGGTGGAATATACATGAGTAAGGCAGGCGTCGGCAAAGCGGTTGTTTATTCGGCAAACGATGACTTATACCACGAATCGATTGGAAGCTCAATCTTTGCAACTGGCACAATATTAGGAGGCACTCCAAGATTAACGATTTCAGCTACCGGTGAATCAACTTTTAGTAAATCCGTTACGATAAATGATGCTGCAAGAATAGATGCAGCCAACGGAAATCAATTAATATTAGACAATGCAGGGGAGCGATTCACGCAAATAGATTGGTATAACAACAATTCTGGCAAATCGGTTATTTTTTGGGATAATACAAATAATTATTTTCAAATTCAATCAACTCCGGCATCCTCTACTATTCGAGCAGTTGCAGGGACTAACGGCGTTGAACTTGCTAACGGTGGGACTTCATGGACTGGGCTATCTGATATACGCGAGAAAACAATAATTAAACCAATTACAGAAGCAATTAATGCGATTAGAGATTTTAGAACTGTCATTGGTAGGTATAATACAGATTCTGAAGATGTTGAAAGGGCATTTTTAATTGCTCAGGATGTGCAGAAAACTTACCCGTATGCCGTAACGGTTGGGCAAGATGATAATAAAACATTAAGGTTAGCTTATACCGAATTGATTCCATTAATGATTAAGGCTATTCAGGAACTCGAAGCAAAAATAAATACCTTAGAAAATACACAAACACAAGGCAATAATTAACCATATTTGACATAAAAACAACCCTATGAAAGAAGAAAAACAACCCGAGCCAAAAAAGTTAACAATAGAATTGACTGCGATTGAATGGAATGCGATTTTCTCAGTAATTGAAAAATCAACATCGCCTTATATTCAAGTGAATACTATTTTAAACGAATTAGACAAGCAGTTAAAACCTCAGATTAAAGATGACAAATAATAACGCCGATTTGGCGACCGTAGTTTCTGTATCAGGCGCAATGCTAAGTATTGCCGACATACAACCGATAGTTACAATGTTGGCTTCTTTGGTCGCTATTGTTAGCGGAATATTTGCCATAAGGTATTACATTAAAGCAACAAACAAAATAAAATGAAAGCAGAACAAATTGAATACATCGAAAACGAGGTAAAAGTAAACCTCATGCCAGAAATTAAGAAAGCAGTTCCAGGAGTTTTAGGATGGGTTTTAAAGGTGGTGTTCCCAAAGTTGGAACGCAAGATCATTGACTTCATTATTGAGATTATTGAGAATATCGTAAGCAAGAAAAAGTGAGAGAAATCAAGTACATCGTAATTCATTGTACTGGCGCAATCGGAACTCAATCAACCGCATCCATAAAGAACTATTGGAAATCGGTAATGAAATGGAAGTCTGTGGGGTATCATTACCTGATTAGTATCAATGGTTTATTTGAGCAATTAGAAGCCATAGAACGCCCTACTAATGGCGTGGCAGGGTATAATGCCAATGCAATCCATATCTGTTATAAGGGAGGCTTAAATGGCGTAGATACGAGAACTGATAAGCAGAAACAAACGCTTGAAATGTTAGTCAAGCAAATGAAGGCTAAATTCCCTGATGCAGAGATTAAGGGTCATCGTGATTTCCCAGATGCCCAAAAAAAATGTCCGAGCTTTGATGTATCGGATTGGTTAAAAACAATTAAACTATAAATCATGAATTTCACAAAGGAAACATTAAGAAGGCTTGTTTTAGAAACTCCTTCCTACTTTAAAAAACTAATTTATTTCGGAATTACTCTTGGCGCGATTGGAGCAGGATTAATGGCTATCCCAGAATTATCACAATTTTATGCAATAGGTGAAAAGTTATTGATTATTGGCTTAGTTTGTGGCGTGGTTTCAAATACTGCGGTTCAAAACCGAAATCATATTTGATGCAACCCAAGCACGAAATAATCAGGGAGTACCTAAAAAGATTCCCTGATCATGGTGACCTTACAATGGCTAAAAAGATTTATGCCGAACATCCATTGGTTTGGAATAGTGTTGAAACTATCAGATGTGCAATTCGTGGTGTAAAAGGCAAAAAAGATGTTTTAACCCACTATGCTGACAAATCGCTTTATGTCGAAAAAACATATGATACAAATCCGTATAAGCTACCAGAAAGCGATGAACAAGTAAGAGAACCCTATATTCTTCCACAAGCCAACAACAACATCCTTTTAATCTCAGACTTGCATATTCCTTATCATTCTATTTCAGCAATTACGGCAGCTTTAGATTATGGTAAATCGAAGAATGTAAACACAATTATTATAAATGGTGATCTAATTGATTTTTATCAAATGTCACGCTTTGAAAAAGATCCCAGAAAGCGATCTGCTAAATTTGAGTTTGATGCAACAAAAGCTTTTTTAAGGGTGCTAAGACATGAATTTCCAAAGGCTCAAATATATTGGATTAAAGGCAATCACGATGTGAGGTATGAGCATTGGTTAATGGCTAAGGCTCCAGAGGTTTTTGATGACCCGTATTATAAACTTGAAGAGCGATTAAGGCTTAGCGAGGAGAATATCCATCTGATTGGTGACAAGACATTAGTGAAGGCCGGGAAGTTAAACATACATCACGGCCATTTGTTTTTTAGGGGATTTATAGCTCCGGTTAATTCGGCACGTGGATTGTTTTTAAGGGTAAAGGAAAGCACTATTTGCGGCCACGTGCATAAGATTTCAGAACATACAGAAACTAATCTATCAGGGCATTTAACAACGTGCTGGTCAACTGGATGCCTTGCAGAACTTTCACCGGATTACTCTCCATTTGCCAATAATTACGCGCATGGTTTTGCTCATATAAAAGTGGATGCAGAACGTAATTATAGTGTAAAAAACTATCGTATTTTGAATGGAAAAATCTTGTAAATTAGTCTATGAAAGTACAAATCAAGATAGGCAGAGATAATACCTGGTATCAGGAATGTATAGGACAAATATTTGATGTGGAAGAAATACCCAACGGCTATGGAGATCACAAGCTGATTGACTGCTCGGATGGCTATAACCGATGGATAAATCAGCATGATTTTAAAAGTGTTTTTCAGAAACAATAAGTGTTTTTCAAAGCGGGGAGTTAGCGGCAAGTGCTACGACATTACTACCAAGCGTCATCTGTAATCCTAACATTTAATTTTATCTTACCATCAGACCAACCAATGTCATGATTTTCTTTTTTCACTTGACATCTTTGGCTATCTATTGGGTAAGGGTAAGCACGTTTCATAAGTTCATCTTTTGGAACTTCTTTTTCTACTTCAATTTCAAAAATAAAATCATCGGGTATAGATGAAATTAAATCTTTTAGGTCTTTTATTGTCATTTTCGTTTAATTTACCGCACCAGCCACTAACAGTGGTTTTGTGCTATTATTTTGGCTATAAAATTTATCTTTAAAAGCAAGTGTCTGCAAGCCAAAATAACAGACACAAAGCCACAAAACGTTAGTGGCAACCCTAAATAAACTCCTCAATCTTATGGGTATCTAAGCCAGTATAGGTATGGATTAAATTTCTCAATGCAAAACCACAACTTTCAGCCATCTTCATTCTATCATCAATATCCATTTTATCGTAATCTTGATTGTCATACATCTTATCCATCAATGCGGTTTGAAAAATAATTGTAGCGTTCATAAAATCTCTTTTGGAATAATTTGGCTTATTATCATCACCTTTTGCATCAGCGTTTTGATTTAACAAATCGTTGGCTATTAATTCTAATTCTTTTTTGTAACTTCTCATTTTATTTATTTTGATTTAATTAGATTCCAAACTAACTTGTAATACGAAAGAAAGGTTTGGTTAGCCATTAGTTAGTGGTAAGCGTAGGACACCCGACACCGAGCATCCTACGAACCACTAATTTTAAGCCTTGTTTTGACCTTCAACTTGACGATTAAGTCTGTCTTTAGTTCTTGCTTCTTGCCAATGGATAGCTTCTTCAATTTTTGTAATTGTTAAAGCATTTTCACGACAAGGGAAAGCATCATTAAGGCTTTGGAATAAACATTTGGTATATTCAAGCATATCCAACGCTTGACAACCATTTACACCAACTTCGCTAATTGGGTCGCTTTGAATTGTAAATTTTACAATTGGAGCAACGCCTTTTACGTCTTCGGCATTTTCAATTTCAATGAAAAATTTGTTACGATTTTCATTGAGTGGCATTTTTCCCAAAGCCTTTACTACGTGGCGAGGGTTCTGAATTTGTTTCGTCTGTTCTGACATAATAATAATTGTGGGTTTTATAACTCCGCCCAGAAGTTTTATTGTTTGAAAATTGCAACCATTACACCCCAAACCAACCTACATCCCCAAACCAAAGCGGAGAGGGTTATGTAAATTGTCAGAGTGATGAATATGAAGGCGGTGAGGATCATTTTTCTTTATTGGTTAGTTGTCTATTCTTTTGCCTTTCAAGTACCAATGCAATTTTAAGTTGATACACTTCCTTTTTAAGGCTGTCATTTTCTGCTTCTAAGTCCAGATATTTGTCGTTTAGTTCTGCAAGTTGTTGAAGAAGTGCTTCCATTAGTTATTCCTTTTAAATATCTTTTTACGTTTATCTGTATCAATCGTTTCTGAGTAAAATAATATAGTTATGGGGATAATTAATGATATTACATTCATCGCTACAAACTGTTGTGTGAATCCAAAATCAAACCAATAATAAAGTAGATTAATAATCCATGAAATTAGCGCAAAAAATACTGCGGTATTTCTTTTGCCAATCAACGTAAAAATTAAGATGGAGCATTCTAAACTAAATGCAAAAATCCAGCTAATTATGTAGTCCAAATCTGTCTTTTTACTTATCATGTAAAACACCTCTGATGCGTGTGTTATTTGAGTTAATAGGGCAAATCCTATTGTAATTAGGATAAATTTTTTCATGATTTAAACCCCTCCCTCTTTAATAACTTGTCGATTTCTTGCTCAATCAGTCGCGTCTGCGCAATGCGTTTAGTTTTACTAATAGTTTTTAAAGCTGCTCGCTTTTCATCGGTCAGGTAGACCGGAATTGATTTTAGTTTTTCAGTCATGCGTTTTTTGTTTCTACAAATATATAAATTTTATCGAGATTAAAAAAAAGTAAAAAAAATATCAAAATAATTTTTTTATGTCAAAACTATTAGTATATTTGTTATGTCAATACAGACAAACAAAACTTGCAAATCATGACAACTCAACAAATCACAATCGAAACAGTAAATTATTTTGGAAACGATAACAATAGAAATTTTAACGCAAAGGTTCTTTATAGAAAAAACGGAAAACTTTATTTGGCTCATATAGATATTGACTTTTTTAATAAACAAGTTTATATCCCAAAACAAGCCAAAGAGTGTAAAGTACTAAGTGGGTTTCAACAAGCAATAGATAAACATCAAGGGTTTTAAATTATGAATATTAATAAAGACGAGGCCGCTATTATATCAGAGGCCATAAGAGAGTTTAAATTTCAGATTGTAGAAAAAAATAATATCTCAGGATTATTTGACAATTTAGTCAGATTAGAAAACAAAATTCGATATTATTCAAAAGATAGTAGAAGATTTGGCAGAACTTCTCAGAATGATTGGAGCGATATCCTAACAAGATTTAGTAAAAAAATTATATAGTCCAGTCAAAAACTAAACTATCTGACTATCCATTCCTGTTCCGCAAGTCTGCGGAATCTGTCACCCCATAGCTTTTCGAGGCATGGGGATTTGGCAGTATAAGACAATGGTGTTTTATAAAAACTTGCATAAAATGAAAACAATATCAGGCAGAGAGTTAAAAGTAACCAGTAACGTAAAAGAGCGCACTTTCAGAATCAAAACAGAGAGCGCAACTTACAAAACCATCCGAATGAGTAATGAAGAGTTTATTGAAGCTACTAATTGGACTGGTAATGACTGGCAGAATTTTTTAAACAAGACTTACGAATATTTTGTTATTAAGTAACATGGAAATTTTCATCTTTTTTATTATTATGTTGGCTCTCCTAATTGGATTAGCCGGATTATGTGACTATTTAATTAAGAAACTAAAATGAACTTTGACGATTATTATGATGACTTGTACGATAGGACAGAGACATCAGCAGAGCATTGTGAATATTGCAATGCAAGAATTGAAAAATGTAAATGCCACAAGCACGATGATTACGACAGAAGGAGGGATGAAGAAAATGAGTAATCTATTTGACCGATTAAAGCCTGAATACAAGGCTTTATTGCAAGATCAAGCTGAGTTTTATCCAAATGCTATTCCAGCAATTATTGAGGAACTTAAAAAAGAAAGTTCTATTCTTGATTTACGCTATGGAACTGTCGGCTCTTTGGCCTTGTACCTGAATCTAAAAAATTCAGGAATTACCGAAATTGTAAACTTATTCAACGAATCATGAAAACATTATTAATCAAAACAACAACGCTACCAAGTGGCGAGCGTATCACTTGGAAGGATGGGATGCCGGTTCACAAGACCAGGGAACTGCACTCCGACCAATTTAATCAATGGCATTTTTATATCCAAAACGAAATTATTAAAATGCGAATGTGGACTAAGATCATTCGTAAAATTTCAAGTAAGGAGGTTTTGACATGATGCACTT